GGCCATCGTAGAAGGCTCTGCAGCAGCTGCAAAAGTAATCTTTACAGTATCACCCTCAAGTACTACTAAGCCTCAGACAATCGCTGCTGCGGGCAACGGAGCAATCGTTCAAGGACGACCAGATGACATAGGTGTTATCCAAGTTGGCAAAGGTGCTGACTTTGCAACCGCTGCTCAGTTAATGCAGACATTGGAACGTAGGTTACTAGATGCTCACCTTGTCTTAAACGTTAGACAGAGTGAACGTACTACAGCAGAAGAGGTACGCCTCACACAACTTGAATTAGAACAACAATTGGGTGGGCTATTCTCACTGTTAACAGTTGAGTTCCTGATTCCATATCTAAATAGAAAACTTCTTACCCTCCAAAGGAGTGGTGAGTTACCACGTATACCTAAAGACTATGTCAACCCTACTATCGTAGCAGGTATCAATGCTTTAGGACGTGGACAAGACAGAGAAAGTCTTACACAATTTATTACAACCATTTCACAGACTCTCGGACCTGAGGCTATGATGCAATTCGTTAACGCTGATGAAGCTATTAAACGTCTTGCCGCTGCACAAGGTATTGATGTACTTAACCTTGTTAAGTCTATGGATACTCAACAGCAGGAAGCTCAGCAAGCACAAGAGGCTGCGAAAGACATGGAACTTACGAAGCAAGCAGGTCAATTCGTCAATTCACCAATGGCTGATCCAACCAAAAACCCTAATGCAGAAGAGTTTATACAAGATGACCCAGAGTAAATCTAAAAACATACCAACTAAACCTAAACGTGTACCAGCAAAGGCACGTAAGAAACCTTTACAG